TGTTCCCCCTGTAACCGATAACGGACAGGGCGAAACTACTTCACCACCGACAACAGAAAATGGAAAAGAGCCTGATAATGGTTCAGATGTTCCCCCTGTTGACGGTGTGACTACTCCACCTGCCGACAACGGCGACAAAGAACCTGAACAGTCTGACGATGTAACACCCCCGGTTGATGATGTTCCACCTGCAACTGATGCAGAGGACAACACTGAGGGAACTAATCCCCCGGAAGATGTAACAGAGTTTAAGTGTCCTATTTGCGGCAAGACCTTTGACAGCGAAAAGGGACTTAAAACACACTTGCGTTACTGCAAACCGCAGACTGACAAGGAATAAAGGAGCTGAAACAGAATGATAATCTACATTTTATGTGGCGTTATCGTTCTTCAGTCCATTATCCACCACTTTGAGAGGAAAGACCTTTATAATCGTATTATGAGTAAAAACCTTACGGAGTATAAAGGTGATAAGTGCCGTTCTGTTAAATCGGCACACGACAGAATCATAAAGCGGTGGCGTGGAAAGGACGGTGAGAATGAATAATGCAGACACGATTTACACCACCAATAACAGGTATTACCGCTGCTATTGGTAGCCTTTTCAGCAGTAAAGTCAATGAAAAAGACGATGAAGCAAAGGTAATTGATGTTGACAAGGACGGCAACACACTGTTCAAAGAGGACATCATACATAACATCTTGGAAGATTTGGAAAACCGCAGGGGTCAGCGTTCTTCTTTGGAAAGACAATGGACACTCAATGCGAATTTCCTTGTAGGTAATCAATATTGTGGTATTCGCCCCTACACCGGGGATATTGAACAGTTAGAGCCTGTATATGGTTGGCTGAACAGAGAAACATTTAACAATATTGCACCCCTCATTCAGACAAGAATCGCAAACCTTAAAAAAATCAATTATATGATGAAAGTCAATCCGGCAACAAACGAGCTTGACGACTATGCGAAAGCTGATGTTTCCACAAGTGTTTTACAACACACGCAGAAAGCAACCGATTTTGAAGCGAAAAAGGACACAATGATTTATTGGAATGAGTTGTGCGGTAACTGCTTTTGGTTGTCTTGGTGGGATAAGGACAAAGGCGATAAATACGGAGTTGAAACTGTTATTGAGGTTGACAGGGACGGCATCGAGCGTAAAAGACAAAAAGCTTATTATCAGGGCGACCTTGATTATGGTCTTATAACACCTTATGAAGTATTCCCTGAAAGCGTATTCAAACAGGGTGTTGAAAATCAGCGTTCTATTATTCTTGAACAGGTAAAGAGCGTTGAGGATATTTACGACCTGTACGGAATTGATGTTGAGGGCAGCGATATTGAAACATTTGAGCTTACTCCTGTAACATCAGGCGGCGGCTTGGGTTATGAAAACACCGTTGTTTCTATCGGACACAGAACCGCAGAAAATGCGGAAAAGGTTATAACATACTTTGAAAGACCGTCAAAGTACAGACCTAACGGACTTATGGTTATTATCGTTGGTGATGAGCATCTTGTTTACTACGGCGATATGCCATATAGCAAAATCCCTCTTATTCAGTCGGTATGTCACGAAATGCCCGGACAATTCTTTGGAAAGTCCGTTATTGAGGATTTAATTCCTTTGCAAAGGACCTATAACGGCTGCATCAACAGTATTCACGAACATATTAAGCGTTTATCTCTTGGTAATCTCTTAACCGAAGAAGGAAGCATTGATATTGAAGAATATCAAGAACACGGATTAGAACCGGGTGCGTTTCTCGTTTATAAAAGCGGCACAAATCCCCCTACTCCTGTTCAAAACAGTAATCTTCCGTCAGAGATTATGCAGGAGCGATACAATTTAAGAAACGATATGGAATATGTTGCAGGTGTTTCACAGCTTATGGTTACAGGTAATGCACCACAGAGCAATATGTCAGGTAAAGCAATTAACAATCTTATGGAAATTGATAACACAAGACTATCGCTTACAGGTGATCACATTCGTAACTCTATCAGAAAACTTGCTGTGTTATGGCTTGAAATCTATAAAATCTACGCAAAAACACACCGTATTGTTGAATGTGTCGGTTCAAATAATATTGGCAAGGCTCTTGTTTGGTCTGCTGATGACATTAACAGCTATGATGTTGAGTACACAACAGAAAATGAGCTGCTTATGAGTGAAGAAATGCAGAAACAACGCTTTTTTGAAGCTTACAATCTTGGACTGTTCACAGATAATGAGGGCAGAATCCCGGAAAGAGTTAAGCTAATGGCGTTAGAGTTTATGAAGATTGGCAACTACACTGCCATAATGAACTTAAATTCACTGCAAATTCAGGCAGCACAGAGAGAAAATGTGTTCTTTGAAAGCGGTGTAATACCTAAAATTTCTGATTATGACGAACACGAAATACACATCGAGGAACATTTAAGGTACATTTTGCAGATGGATTTCCAAATTCTTAAACATAAAAAGCCTGATTACGCTGCGGCACTTGAAAACCATTTAAGAGAGCATAAGCAGATAGTTGAGCTTGAAGAACAAAGGGAAATGGCAATGCAGATGCAAATGCAGGGTGCTTTTCCACCCCAAATGTAAAAAAATTTGATATAAGGAGCGTGTAAAATATGCCTAATCCAAACACTTTTGACGAAGCAACGGCGGCAACTGAAGAAATGTTTGCTAATAGTGAGCAATTATCTCTTGAAGATGTCCCACCTGTTGAAAATCCCCCTGTTGAGAGTGAACCGGGTGCAGAAACCCCACCTGCGGAAGAAACACCTGCGGAAACTCCACCAACAGGAACAGAAGAACCCCCGGCACAGCAGCCGGGAACTGAAACACCCCCCTCCGCTATCGAACAAGCGGCACAGACTGCCGAGGTTGCTGCACAGGCCGCAGCAGAAAAAGACAGTCAGTTACAGCAAGCAATGGCAGAAATCGAAGCATTAAGGCAGCAGAATCAGCAGTTACAGGGTACGATTGATGAAATATCAAGAAAAAACACTGAAAACATTGTTGATGGAGTATTGAAACCGCCTGTGCTTGATATTGACGGCTTGGCTTTCGCTGATAAAGAAACTCAAAATGCTGCTATGGAAAAATATGCAGAAGAAATGAGTGCGTATAACCGTCAGCAGCTTATGAAAGAAATGTCCCCGGCTCTTGAATTTGCAAAGAAAGGTATGCGTGATGCAGAAACAAAAGAGGTTGTTGCTGCACTTTCGCAGATTCCCGAACTTGCAAACATTCAGGAAATGCTTCCGCAGCTCGATAGAATTATCGCAAGTAATAAATGGTTGCAGTCAGATGATATGCCGCTTGATGAAAAATACATCAATGCTTATGCAATGGCAAGGGGCATTGATATTATCAATAATCCTCCGGCAAAGCCTGAACCTGCAAAAGAACCAACACCTGAAGAACTGTTGGCATTATACAATAATAACCCTGCTTTTCAGGAGCTTGTCGAGAAACAGCGACTTGACACAATTAAACAAAGTCAGCAAGTGCCACCGTTTTCTGCAAGTAGCGGTGCGGTAAATGCGGCACTCGATATAAAAGAAACACCAAAAACATTAGAGGACGCATCAAGGCGAACAAGAGAAATGTTCGGTGCGATGTAACCTCGAAAAACAATTTTATTTTAGGAGATGATTTTTAATGTCACAGAACTTAATCACTTTTGAAAAAGCGTTGAAAGAAAATTACTTACCTGCTTGGCGTAATCAGCTCGGTATTGAGCCGTCCGCCCTGCTCGGCAAGATTAAGAAGCCGAAGCTTACATCTAACAAGATTGTAGCTACTGCTCCTATCGGTCTTTCCGGCGGCTTTGGTTACGGTGCAGAGGGTGCAGAAACACCTGCTGCAGGTGGCGTAAGAGTTGAGCGTTTTGAAACAACCGCAAAGGATATGTATGTAAACATCGTTATTTCTGAAAAAGCGGTGAAGCTTACAGGTTCAAGCGGTGCTATGGCAAACGCTCTCGATACCGAAGTTAAGGGAGCTTATGCAACAGCAAAATGGAATGTTGGTCGCTCTCTGTTCGGTAATGGTACAGGTATTCTCACAACTATTTCAGCAACAGCTGGCGAAGAC